CGAATCTACAAACAACAATTCTAAGGAATCTAATTAATAATGAAAGCTTTACACGCAAAGTTATCCCTTTTCTAAAGAAAGATTATTTCGAAGGCAGTCAACGTATTGTCTTCGATCAAATCATTTCTTTTGTTAGCAAATATAATAAGTTACCAACAGGTGAAGCTTTATCTATTGAGATGGAAGCTCAAGATATTAGTGATGGTCAATATTCTGAAGCAGTTTCTGTTATTAAAGAAGTTGCAATCCCTCAGGATATTAGTCTCGAATGGCTAGTTGAAAACACTGAAAAATGGTGTCAAGATCGAGCAATTCACCTTGCGATTATGAAGTCTATAAATATTTTAGATGGAAAAGATCCGGAACATACAAAGAACGCATTACCGGAACTATTATCAGACGCACTTTCTGTTGGCTTTGACAATAATGTTGGTCATGACTATATTGATGACTTTCAAAATCGCTATGAATTTTATCACCGCCAAGAAGAACGTATTCCGTTTGATCTAGATTATTTCAATTCAATAACAAAGGGTGGTCTTCCCAATAAAACATTAAATATCGCTTTGGCTGGCACTGGTGTCGGTAAATCTTTGTTTATGTGTCATGTTGCTGGTTCTGTATTGAGCCAGGGCAAGAATGCTCTTTATATTACAATGGAAATGGCAGAAGAACGTATCGCAGAACGTGTCGATGCTAATCTAATGAATACGCCTATTGATCAGCTTCCTAATCTATCTAAAGACATGTTTGGCAATAAAGTTGCTCAAATTGCAAACAAGTCTCATGGCAAATTAGTCATTAAAGAATATCCTACAGGTGCTGCTCACGTTGGCCACTTTAGAGCTTTAATGAAAGAGTTGCAATTGAAGAAAAACTTCAAACCCGATATTGTTTTTATTGACTACCTTAATATTTGCGCTTCGTCGCGTATGAAAGGAATGGGTGGTGCAATCAACTCCTACTCATATATCAAAGCAATTGCAGAAGAAATCCGAGGACTTGCAGTCGAATTCGATGTCCCAATTGTCTCAGCGACTCAAACAACTCGATCAGGATATTCAAACTCTGATGTTGGCCTTGAAGACACGTCGGAATCCTTTGGGCTTCCTGCAACTGCGGATCTTATGTTTGCCCTCATCAGTAACGAAGAGCTCGAAGGCCTTGGACAAATCCTCGTCAAGCAGCTTAAAAACCGATACAACGACCCAAGTGCCAATAAGCGATTCGTTATTGGAGTGGACAGATCTAAAATGAAACTATACGACGTTGAGCAATCAGCTCAAAATATCATTGATGCAGGTCAATCAGCTCCAGTTGCTGATTACTCACAAAATAATGTAAAGAAATTTGAAGGATTTAAAGTATAATGCAGTACGCTTATTGGACATGGAAAAATTGCTTTAGCAGAGAAGAATGCGATCACATTTTAGATTTATGTAAGGGCGAAAAAAAAGAAAGAGGTACAGTAGCTAATAAAGCATATGATTCTTCTAATATTAGAAATAGTACTATTTCTTGGATAAGACATAATGAAATAGTAAAAAATTTATATCAAGTAGGAAGTGAAGTTAATGTTGAAGCTTTTGGTTTTGATTTATATTCAGATCCTTACATTAATGGTGTTCAATTTACTGAATATAGCGGTGAAGAAAAACAACATTATAGTTTTCATCTTGATACAATATTTAATGAAGAAAAATACAATTTTAAAGAAAGAAAATTATCACTAATATTACAACTTTCTGACCCAAGTGAATATGAGGGAGGAGACTTGTTTTTAAAGATTGCTGAAAAAAATATTAATTTAAATAATTTAAAACAAAAAGGAACGCTAATTGCATTTCCTTCTTGGATTTTACATAAAATTACTCCAGTAACTAAAGGAACTAGACACTCTTTAGTTACGTGGCTTAATGGCCCAGCTTGGCGCTAATTAATTTAATAAGGAAAATATAATGCATGCACGTCTCATCTCCCATAGTCAACCCTCAGATCGAATCCACACTGGCGAACTTGCAACGCAGGGGCTTGACAATATCCAAGACCTCATCGCTTACGCAGCCCGTGTGTCCAATCCAGCAAACCAAGCTAACACCAAGACAACACCAAAGCTACTTGAGTATCTCATCAAACATAAACACTGGTCACCATTCGAAATGGCATCAGCCTGTATCGAAGTTGACACAACCCGAGACATCGCAAGACAGCTCCTCCGACACCGAAGCTTTTCATTCCAAGAGTTTTCTCAAAGGTATGCTGACGTCCGCGATCTTAGTGATTCTGTTGTAATTAAAAAGGCACGTTTGCAAGATCCAAAGAATCGCCAAAATAGTATTGTGCATGATGACGTATCGCTTCATAATACTTGGGAAGTACAGCAAAAAGCAGTTTGGCAACGAGCGATGCAAGCTTACGAATGGGCAATTGAAAATGGTATTGCAAAAGAACAAGCCCGTGCTGTTCTTCCTGAAGGTAATACACCATCACGCTTATACGTAAATGGTACTATTCGCAGTTGGATTCATTATATTGAACTACGCTCATCTAATGGTACTCAACTAGAGCATATTGAACTTGCTCGAGCTGTAGCTGAAGCTATTAGTAAAATCTACCCTAAAGTGGCAGATTTTATTGAAGATTGATACAAAATAATACAAAATATATTTTGTATATAAATCAATGGCTTAGGGTTTGAACAGCTCTAAGCCATTGATTCTAAAGGAAAATAAAAATGCATTTTTTGTGAAAAAAAGTGCATTTAGGGGTTTACATCCTCATCTACTCATAGTATAATAGACCTATAATAAATGAGGAGAATGAAAATGCGTAGAGATTCTAGAACACAAACTTTCACTGGTTACGCAGCTGAGAAGATTGCTGAAAACTTTGCAGATGCTTACATCCAAGATGATGTAGTCTACTGGAAATCAAATGATCGCTCTCCGTTTGAAGATATGTTAACTGACTTCATGGAAGCAGGTTTTATCTCTCAAGAAAACGTTGACTTGACTGTTGAAGCTAAATCAGCTCAAGATCGTGCAGCAATTACAGAGTATATCAAAGCTCAATCGAATCGCACTGAAGAGCAGCTTGCTGAAGAACGTTTTGAAGCTCGTGCAGCTTTTGGTCCTGGTGAAAAAATCACCAACATCTTTACTGGCGAAACTTTTTACTCTTAAGGAGAACTTGTTATGAAAAAGATTATGATTAATTCACTTGGTGTCTTTGCTCTTGCTGGAACTGGAGCTCTGGCTCTTAATTCTGTCTTAAGTATTCCAGACGTTATGTTTTCGTATTCAACTGATAAGTGTGTCGAGGTAATTAACTATGTTGAAAGCGATAAATATAGTTGTGAAAACCTTCCAACTAAATTTAATCACATTTGGGTAGAATAATGGATCTAACACAAGCGTCAATTCTTCTATGCTTTCTCATGGTTGCACTAGCGCATCATGGAAGAAAGTCTTATCGCCAAGGGCGAGAAGATGGAACTAATCAAGGGATTGAGATGGCTTTGACAGTTCTTCAAACAAAAGGAATCATAACTCTCAACGAAGCCGAAGAAATTCTAAGAGTAAAATAAAACTTTTTTGAAAAAAGTGCATTTTACATGTTTACATTATGAAAGACATATGGTATAATAATACTATATTCAATGAGGAGAAAACAATGGGTATTCAACTAGACAAAAATCGCTCAGACGCTTATATCGGAACTTTTGATTATGAGTGTGCTGATGATATGCTTCAACTTAATGAAGTACGTGGCATGGTTAAGAACATGAACCGTATGCTTCGTGAAGATGGTTATGACTATCAATATTATGTAAAATGCCAGGGACGTGGTACAGATCGTACTGCTCGTATGAAAACATGGCTTAGTGACAAATATGATCGTCCAGTCTCTGATCATTGGGCTCGAGATGCTGGCCAACGATCTCTTCCTCTTGAAATTGCTGACCGTGTGGATGCTTACATCTACCGTCGTCGATAAATAAAGTTAATGGCTCCTTAGCTCAGCTGGATTAGAGCAAGTGCCTTCTAAGCACTAGGTCGAGGGTTCGAGTCCTTCAGGGGTCGCCATAATATATAAGGAAAGTAAATGGAACTATTAATTACGATTATCTTTTGGGCAGTATTTGTCTATGCAATTTATAAATGGGCAGAGTCAAAAGGACGAAATGCTACTCTTTGGGCTATCGCTGCAGCTTTAGTTTCACCTTTGCTCATCGCAATTGTTTTATTGTTTATACCTAAAACTCTTGAGAAACAAGCTGAAGAAGCTAAAAAGCTTAAGTCTTTGATGGAAGAATAAAATTAAGCCCGCGTGGTGGAATGGTAGACACAAGGGACTTAAAATCCCTCGCTCTTAGAGCATGCCGGTTCGAGTCCGGCCGCGGGTACCAATATTGGTATGAGGATATTATGAATAAACAAATTAAATTTATGACCTTTGACCTTCCTTACTTTAAATGTAAGATGGAAAGCCATAATTTGATGAAAGATAATATTCTTTCATTAATTAATAATATGCCTGAAAAATATCTACAGATAAAAAATCACTCAAATATCAGTAAAGTCGATTGGGAGGTCCCACGCGGACATAGCAGAGAATATTTAAGTTTATTAGAACCTAATTTGTTTAATTATATGAATACTTTAGTAGAAAATACTGAATACGATTCATGGAAAATTCATAATATTTGGTTTCAGCAATATGAGCAAAACGGAGAACATGGATGGCACGTTCATAATGATTGCCAATTTACTAATGTTTATTACTTAGAACTTCCTAGTGATACTCCAAAAACACAAATTATAAATCCATTTACCCAAAAAACAATAGATTTAGAAGTAGAGGAAGGCGATGTAATAACATTTCCCAGCTTTGTAATTCATAAAGCCCCTTTAGTAGAATCTAAGTCTAGAAAAACTATTATATCATTTAATAGTGATTTTACCTTAAGTGATTGATTTATATAACTATTTTTTGATACAATTTATTACAATTTAAATTCCCTTTAGAATCAATGGCTTAGAACTCTCCTCATCTAAGTTGTTGATTCTAAAGGGTTTTTATTTTTGGCCAACCTGTTTACATACCTAATTAGCTATGGTATAATATACCTATATTTGATGATGGAGAAGGCAGTATGAATGAAGTTAATGTGATTGGTGGTAAGATTGATCGTAAAGAGCTGGCTCATAAGGTTATAGCTTGGTATCTCAAGAAAGAGATGCCAAGGTTTAGAACACTAGATATTATGGTAAGGCTTACTAATTGTTATGAAAAAGGTGCATATGGTTATTGTATGGAACTCGATGATAACCGCACATTTGAGCTAGAGATTGATAAGAACTTACGCCTATTTGATTTTGTATCTACAATTTGTCATGAAATGACTCACCTTAAGCAGTACGCTCGTAGTGAAATGAAGCAGCTTGATGATGGTAGAATACGTTGGAAGAAAAAGGTATATCCTTCCGGTTATGATTATGATAAGTCTCCTTGGGAAAAAGAAGCATTTAGAGTTGAAACAGAACTTGCTCTTATATGCTTCCATCAAGTTTTATAAACTTATAAATAGTACTAATTAAACCTAAGAATGTGGATAAACAATGCTGAAGTTTAGATCTTTTTTATCTGAAGGAATGACGGCTCTCAGACCTGGAGAGCTTAGCAAGCCGAACAGTAAAACTAAAGAACCAAGAATTGATATTCTTAAGCATGCTGTAATTAATGGTATTACCTTGGCTTTGGCCAAAGATAACTCAGAAGTAAAGTTCGCAAATACCCCTGAAAATATTACAGCTGTAGATAATTTTGATGGTAAAACCCCATTTGATTTAGTTACTGTTGATGGTCGAACTATTTCATCTTCAAAGATTGGTAAGTCAGCTATTTTTGGCGGTGGCGCAGGTGCTGGTGGTGGTACAGAAAATACTGCTCAGACTGAATCAGGTCAATGTTTATGGTTAGCAGCAATGCTTGAATATGGTAACCAACCAATTGAGTTCTTTACTCCATCCATTCTTAAAAAAGCTATGAACCGTATTGATGTAGGTAAAACATCATTTGATGAAATGATTTCAATGGATTCAGCATGGCAAGTTTCAGCTTACCTTTCAGCACAAAAAATTATTAAAGCTGGCTATGCAACTAAAAAGCATAAGCTCCATCGCGATTCTTCAGCAATGAATTACATCTATAAAAAAGCAAAGAAAGAAGCCTTTAAGAATTCTGGTATCTCTGCATTAACAGATGATAAATGGAATCCAGGCGATATCTGGGCTATTGAAGATGGTGTAGACCTAAAGAAAGAACTAGATACTTCTTCAATTGGTGCACTTAATACTTCACTTCTACGTCTATTCAAAGAACGTAAAGTTGTAGGTATTTCCCTTAAGCTTGTAAAGAAAGAAGCTAAAGCAAAAGAATATAACGTTGAAGGTTCTCCACAGAATCATAAATTTGTATCTGGTGCTGTAAAAACTCAACGCGGAACGTTCTTCTCAAACAAAGGTGGCACTGTACAATTTAGCGGTGGCACTATGGAAATCAGGCCAAATAACTATCTTGGAGCAAATAAGATCGAAATTATGGGCAAAACAGCCCGCGGCGGCGGAGCTGGCTGGGGTGTTATTATGGCAGCTGGTAAAAGATATCTCAATGTCAATATTCCAGCGCATGGATCCATTAAACGTATAGCACAAAAATTAGCTTCTGGTAAAAATAAAAGATCCGAATTATACTTCTACAAAATGGCAAAAAATGCTGACCCATCTTTAACCTTTGACTATTACATGGAAGAGATTAGAAATAAAGATGCAGGTTGGTTCTCAGCTAAATTAGCTGCTGTAATGATTGTGCATTATTTAAATACCAATAAAGGCAGAAAGGCAGATTCATTTGTAAATGCAATTGTGAATTATGCAGCATCGAGTTCTGATGATTCATCAGCATTCGTAAAAATTTACCAATAGGAAAAAACATGAAAAACTTTAAGTCTTACCTTTCTGAACAAAAGAATACTCACATGACTCACATTGAAGATCAAGTGATTTATGGAGGTGTGAAAGGCGCAAGGGATGCTATTCTAGCTTTGCGTTCTCTTCGTGATATGTTAGCGGGTAATGCCAAAGGTTCTACAGATGTTACTGTAAAATGGGATGGCGCACCTGCAGTTTTTGCAGGAGTTGATCCAGCCGATGGGCAATTCTTTGTAGCCAAAAAGGGCATTTTTAACAAGAATCCAAAGGTATATAAATCTCATGAAGACATCGAAGAAGATACAAGTGGAGACTTACAAACAAAACTCAAAATCGCTTATGATGAGCTTAGTAAGCTTGGTATCCGAGGTGTCGTCCAAGGTGATATTATGTTTACTTCAAATGATCTTAAAACTGAGTCAATTGATGGTCAAAAGTTTCTTACTTTTCACCCTAACACCATTATGTATGCTATTCCCGTCGATTCCGACGAAGCTAAAAAAATTAAAAAAGCACGCATTGGAGTGGTCTTTCATACGTCGTACGATGGAGCTACTTTCGAGACTATGAAGGCATCATATGGTGTTGACGTTGATAAATTCAAAAGTGTATCTTCAGTATGGGCTGAAACCGCTACACTGCGTGACTTATCGGGCACAGCAACATTAACAAAAAAAGATACTGACGAAGTTACGAAAGCTCTCTCAGATGCTGGCAAGATTTTTCGTAAGATCGCTGGTTCTACACTTCGTGATATTGAAAAGAATCCTGACTTTGCAAGTATAATTGAAACACATGGTAATAGATATGTAAGAAAAGGTGAAGCTGTAACAGATACTAAAAAGCATGTTGATACTCTTATTCAATTCATTAATGATAAGTTTGAAAAAGAAGCCGGTAAGCGTTCAACTGATAAGGGTAAACAAGCACAATATACTAAAAGAGATGAATTTCTAAAATTCTTTTCTGAAAAAAATAAAAAGAATTTAAAATTAGTGTTTGATTTACAGAAAGCTATTGTAGTTGCGAAGTTAATTATTATAAATAAACTTGATAGACTGAAGACAATAAATACTTTTGTTAAAACAAAATCTGGGTTTAAAGTAACCAGCCAAGAAGGCTTTGTTGCTATTGACCGTATTGGTGGCGGAGCAGTTAAAATTGTAGATAGATTAGAATTCTCCTACAACAACTTCTCCCCTGATATATTAAAAGGTTGGGACACTGCGTCTCGTTCTTAATGGGAAAGAAGAATAATGTATTCATTCAAAGACTTTTTAACTGTAGACTATACAGGCACTGGCGACGAACAGCTCGCCAAAAATGCTAAGAGACGTAAGACGGATGATACGTCTGGCGACTTAGCAGCTTCATATGACCCGAGTGTAGATGAAGCTCTTACCCAAGCTCAAAGACAAAAAATGAAAATGGCCATGCGAAAGAATAAAGCCAAAATCGCATTGGGCCAGAAAAAAGCGCGTAAGAAATTAGCATCTCCAGAGAAGCTGAAGAAACGTGCTGAAAAAGCTGCTCGTAATATTCTCATTAAGAAAATTACAAAAGATAAAGATAAGGCTGATCTTTCTTATTCTGCAAGAGCAAGCATTGAAAAGCGCATTGAGAAAAAGGGTGCAACAATTAAAAAACTTGCAAAGAAATTACTCCCTAAAATTAAAAAAGCCGATCGTGAAAAACTAAAAGCGACTAAGGGAGAGTAACTTTGAAGTCCTTTAACGAATATCTTACCGAAGAGACTAAAGAGGTAGTATTTACCTTTGGCAGATTTAATCCGCCAACCGTTGGTCATGAAAAGTTAATTTCTAAAGTTGCCTCTCTAGCAAAGGGAAACAACTATCGCGTGTATGCGTCTAAATCTCAAGATGCTAAAAAGAATCCATTAGACTTTAATACAAAAGTTAAGACCATGCGGAAGATGTTTCCTAAGCATGGTAGAAATATTATGTCTGATAAAGATGTTCGTAATGCATTAGACATTTTGGTAAAGCTATACGATCAAGGGTTTACCAAAGTTACTATGGTTGTTGGTTCAGATCGAGTTAATGAATTCTCTGCACTAACAAATAAGTATAACGGCGTTAAATCTCGTCATGGTATGTACAACTTTGAAGATGGTATTAATGTTGTATCAGCTGGTGAAAGAGATCCTGATGCAGATGATGTATCGGGTATGTCAGCTTCTAAGATGAGAGCTGCAGCTGCAGATAATGACTATCCTACATTCTCAAAAGGTCTTCCATCTAGTTTCAAAGGTGGTAAAGATCTATTCGATAGTTTACGTAAAGCAATGGGTATCAAAGAAGCTGCTGAATATAAGAATCATGTTCAATTAGCACCGGTTTCTGATCTACGTGAAGCATATATCAAGCAACGTATTTTTGAAGAAGGTGAACAAGTAGTAATTACTGCAAAAGGTATTGTTGGTACTATTACTAAACTTGGTGCTAATTACTTAGTTGTAGAATCAAAAGGTGAAACTTGGAGATGCTGGTTAGATCAAGTATCTAAGGTAGATCCTAATGAAGAATCAATCCTTGCATTAGCTTCAGAAGTACAGCCAGCAGAACACTCCCTTGAAGAAGCAAGAGAGCAGCCAAAAGATAAAGACTCTGGTATGAAAAAATCATATGCCTCAGGTCTATCAAAATCAACAAATGCTAAACGTGCAGCTCAATTCAAAAAGCAAGCTAAAATGGATGACGATAATCCAGCTGCTTATAAGCCAGCTCCCGGCGATGCTACAGCAAAAACAAAAACTTCTAAGCACACCAAAAAGTTTAAAGACATGTACGGTGAAATGAAAGAATTAGAAGAATCAAATGTTAAGGCTGCTTTACAGAAAAAGGCTGATAAAACTGGTATGCCATATGGAATACTTAAGAAAGTATTTGATAGAGGCGTAGCAGCTTGGAGAACAGGACACCGTCCGGGTACTAACCCAACACAATGGGGACTTGCAAGAGTTAACTCATTCGCAACGAAATCATCAGGAACATGGGGCGGTGCTGATAAAGACCTTGCCGCTAAAGTAAGAGGGTAACATGAAAACTTTAAGAGACATTAGAGAAGCATTAGAAGTCGGCACCGACGAAATTGTTGCTGCTTATAAAAAAGCAACTCCAGGCGAAGTGAAAGAAGAAGATATGCCAGCTTCTCCTGATGAAGCAGGTATGGCAATGGATCAAGCTAAGTTTATTGGCTATGTCGCAGATGAGATTATGGAATACATTCAAGGAAACAATGAATTTCCTGAGTGGATGCAAAATAAGCTTTCAGCCCTCCATGAAAAAGCTAAAGGTGTGCACGCCGTAATGGCAGGCAAATACAATGAATCAGTTCAAGAAGAATTGGTTGACGAAGCAAGCAAAGGCATTGAAGCAATGAAAAAAGCAGGCAATGCAAAAGCAGATGCAGAGGCAAAGGAACGGGCTAAAAAAGATCGTGCTGGTAAACCACGTCCAAGTCCATCATTTAAATCCATCAAAAGAAAACAATATGGAAATATGATGGGTAAACTAAAAGAAGAAGATCTTCAGGAACTAGATGCACAAACCCAAAAGAAATTTTCTATGGGTGCAAAAAATATGAAAGCATATGCTCAAAAGAATGGTGGCGTAGATAAAAAAGACTTTATGGATGTTGCTAAACTTCTAGATCAAATTGCTCGTGTAAACCTATTACAAGCTGGTCAACTTCTTTCCCGCCTAAATCGTTTGGTTGATGGTATGGATACCGATGTCCGCGAACGTATTTACGTTGAGCTAAAAAAGGTTGGTCTTGTAGAATCAGTTGAAGAATCCTTTAAGCCTCATATGATGTATGATCCAGAAACTGGTAAAGCCTATAAAGCTGATAAAGAAGAAGATCATCTTCGCATGAAAAAAATGGGTTATACCCATGAAAAACCAGATATGGATGAAGCTAAGCAAAAGAATTGGATGGTAACTGTTACTAAACCAATCAATAAGCTTAAAAAGGGAATGAAAGTAGTTGTTCCAGCTCGTAACACTGCTGAAGCTATGAAAAAAGCTTTGAAGAGAATGGGTGAAAATCCTGCTGCAATTGGTTCTGGTCACCTTGATGTTCAGCTTGATAAGTCCCTTGGCGAATCTGTTCAGATTGATGAAGCTAAATTTACGCCTAAAGAAATTAAAATGGCTATTGGAATTGCATCTGATCCACGATATAAAGGTGGTAATATGACGGGTGCGGCTAAAGCAATTAATAAAATCAAAAAAGGTCTATCAGATTATCCACAAGTTGCAGCAGTCTTAAAAAGACAAAATGAATCAGTAGATCTTGAAGAAAAGCTCAAAGTTTCCGATGGCATGGCAAAATGGATTGAAGATTTCCAAAAGTCTGATGCTCCACAGTTTGTAGAAAAAGATAAGAATGAACGCCGTGAAATGGCTATTGCGGCTTATCTTGCAGCAAAGCGCAAAAATAA